TGATTACTCTCTTAACCTTCTCGGTCGTCGGGTCGGTAAAGCAGTTGAAAAATCAATTCTTGTGGGTGCAGGTGGAGAAGAATTCTCTGGTATCGTTAACGATGCTGAAGTTCAAAAAATCCCTGTCTCCGGCGCAGTTACTATTGATAACTTAATGGACCTCTATAACTCTATTCATCCTGAATTCCTAGCTTCATCTTCTTTCATTATGCAACGTGGTTTCTTCAACCAAATCGCTAAGATGAAAGATTCTATGGGCCATTACTACATGCAAAACGGTGTCGTTAACGGTAAATTAACCTATACCCTTTTCGGTGCCGAAGTCATTGTAACTGATCAACTTCCTGATGGAACTCCTGCGATCTTTGGTTCTGTTCAAGATGCTTATGCAGTATTGGTTAAGAAAGGATTCGCTCTTCAACACGTCACAGGTGATACAACACAAGCTATCCGTGGTTCTCAATTACTTGTTCTCGATGGTTACATGGATGGTGCAGTCTACAACCCACAAGCTATCTCTGTGTTAAAAGTTGATACTGCGACTACTTCTGCTTAATCATGTGAAAAACTTCACAATATATAGGTGATTAGGAGCTCTTCGGAGCTTCTTTTCATTTATAAAATACTGATTTTATACATAACCAAAGGAGGTAATCCATATGCCAAAAGTTAAATTCCTACAATCTGCTTATCTTCCTTCTCATAAAACAGTCTTTAACCATAACGAAGTTGTTGAGATTGAGAATAAAGATTTGGCCAAGAGCCTTGTAAAGAATGGCCATGCAGAGGAAGTTAAAGAAACGAAAAAAGGCAAAAAAGAACCCAAAGTTATAGAAAAACCTGATGAATCACAGGTAGATAACAATGTTGAGTAATGTAAAAATCACTGAGTTAGACCTCGCCTTTGTAAAGAATTATCTCAAAGTCGATCATGACGCAGATGATGCTTTAATTTCGATGATGATTATTTCTGCACAGAATTATATTCAAACTTACCTCAATAAAAAGTTTGATGAATTCGATCCCCTTCCAGCTGAATTCACTATCGCAGCACTTAGCCTTATCTCCCAATGGTATGAACATAGAGAAATTCAGACTGCATCAATTTCATCTAAAAGTGAACTCTCATATGTATTTTCTGGTCTTCTTGACGTTTATAGAAATTGGAATGATGAATCATACGAGGTTGATGCTTAATGCCTTCTAAACGCCCCGATATTAGTGAATTAAATAAAAGAATAACCTTTTTAAAACAAACTCAAGGAAAAGATTCTTATGGGGCTCCAACTATGGTTTACAAGGAAGTTACATCATGTTGGGCCAGTGTTGAATCACAACAGCTGAAAGAATTCATAACTACTTACGGGACAGAACTTCAAAATATTATCACCTTCTTAATTCGGTCAAAACAAAGGGTCCCTATTACAGACGATATGATGATCTCTTTTCAAGGTCAAAAATACAAAATCGTTGAGATCCAGCCAGATCTAAAAAGTTCTATGTATGACTTAATCGTTGCAAAGGCGGTGTCTTAATGGGACTAGATATTGATACGTCAGGAATTGAATTAGCTTTGAAACAAATGGCTGGACGTGAAACCAAAGTTCGAAATCGAGCATTAAAAGCAGCTGCGCATGTTGTTGCAGAAAAATTAGAAGACAATACTCCAGTTTGGCCGGTAGATAAGCACAAACACTTGAAAGACGATGTAGTAATTTCCGGTGTTGATGCATTTGGCCAAATCAAAGTTGGATATAGCAAAGAAACTGAATGGAGAGCAAAGTTCGTTGAATTTGGAACAATGGGTGGATCAAGAATTGCTCCACAAGGTTTTATTCAACGGACTGAAGAAGAGTCTCGTTCAGAAGCCATGTCAGTTATGACAGACGAGCTCAAGAAAGGATTGGGATTGTGAGTTTATCAGTAAAAACAGTATATGACTTGCTGATGAATGATCAAGAAATTGGAAATCTCATGAACAAAGATATGATATTTTCAATCAACGTTCCTGAAGACTTTCAAAAAGTCGAAAATGCTCCGATTATTTGCATCACTCAAATAAGTGATTTCCAAAGTAGATTTGTTAGCAATAAAGCATTTTCTTCTGAAATTAGTGTTCAAATTACAGTTTGGGCTGCAGATCTAGCAAAAATCGATCAATTTAAAACTCGTTTAGACACTTTAATGGGTGAAAATAATTGGTCGCAATACACAGGAATGTTAGACAGAGATCCAACCATTGATTTGTTTATGTTAGCAAGACGTTATCGAACAACTGAAATATTAAACGATTTGAGCCTTCTCAAACATGAGTAGGCTTATTTTTTTTAAGGGAGGAAATCATTAGTGGCAACATTAGGTTTTGAAGAAGTCCAAATTGCTATTCTTAATGATCAAGAACAGGTAGTAAAAGTTCATAAAATTAACGCCCAAGTCGGTGGTGCTGTTGAAGCTAAAATTTCAGGTTTGGCTCCAACGACTAATACAGTCTATGCTTCCAACGTTCCATTCTATGTTTCTGCTGTCGGTGTTTCTAACCCTAAATTAGAACTTAATACAGCTGATTTAACAGAAGAAATGATCGCAGACATCTCTGGAGCTAAGACAAATGAAAATGGAATTACAACTCTTGGTGCTGATACAGTTGCCCCTTATTGTGCCGTAATTATGAAAACAAAAGGCCTGGCCAATGATGACATTTATATTGCCCTTGCAAAAGGTAAATTCGGTCACCCTGATGGATTCGATCTTAAAACAGGTGAGGACAAAGGACAAGAAGCTGATACAACCGATGGTGCTTTGACTGGTGAATTTGTTGCTCGCCATTCTGACGGTATTGTTTATGCTAAAGGCCGTACAAGCACTCAAGGCTTCACTGTGTCTGCATTTACTCAATTGCTCTTCCCCGGCTGGAATGGAACAACAGCTGAAGGTCAAACTTCAACTAACACTTCAACAACAACCCCTACTGAAACTTCTGATACTACTACTGCCTAATCACAAATAAGCTAGATGCCTTTGGCATCTAGTTTTTTATTTACATACCAAATAAACAAAGGAGAGAAATTTTCACGATGCTAAAAATTGAATTATATAACCCTGAACTAGACAAAGTTGAAACATTCACTGAAGGATTTGTCTCAGCCCGAGCATTACGTCGGGTAATCGAATTCGGAGTCAAGCAAGAAACAGAAGTTATGAATGAGCTTGAACAATTAGACGAATTGGTTGCTCTTGTCGCAAGCCTATTTAGAAGTGAAAAAGTCAATTTCGACACTATCTATGATGGTATTGCCTCTGACAAAATCGCCGAAGTTTTATCTGGAATCCTCCAAGATGTACTGGGTGGAGAAGCTAAAAAAAAGAAGGCACAGATGGAACTAGCGAAAGTGACGGAATAAAGTCATACCAAGATTACCTGGATAACCTCGATCAGATTTACAAAGATTTGATCGAGGCCGGTTGGTCTTATAAGGATATTGAAGAAATGGACATAAATGGCTTCTTACGCTTAATGGGAGACAAAAAGAAGAAAACAAAAACTGACGATATTGAAGAGTTCTTCAAATCGATTTAATGAAGTCATGGAGGTGGAGCGATGGCGACGACTGGAACCCCACTAGGAAATATGGTCATTCAATTATCAATGGATGGCACCCAGTTTTCTAATACTCTTCAAGGTATTAAGAGAGAAATTAGAGTTGCTCAAACAGCAATGAAAGCGAACCTTGAGATTCTTTCAAATGCTGGTGATGAATACGCTCTATTAGAGAATAAGATTAAAGATCTTACTCAAATAATGGATGCGAACAAACGTAAAATTGATGAGTTACGTAGACAACACCAGAATGCCATTCAAACTTATGGTGAAGGTTCAAAACAAGTTCAGCTATTAGCTTCACAAATCAACTCCGCAATTACCCGACAAGCTGCCTGGGAAAGACAGCTAAGAACTACCGAAGGTAGACTCGAAGATCTCAAATCTGGTACAGCAGATTTAAGACAAGAGATTAGTAACATTACTCGGGCTACTCAAGAGAATGTTGCTTCTTTAAATGCAAGTGGTAGGGTCTATTCGGCTCAACGTGCTAGAATTGACGGTTTATCCCAAACAGTTAACCATTACAATAACCTAATTGAAGTCCAAAGACAAAGAATCAATAATCTATCAAATACTTTTGGTGAGAATGATTCGAGGGTTGAAGCAGCAAGGCAAGAACTCCAAAGGTATACTGAACAACAACAACGGGCCCAAGAACGTTTAGACCAATTAAGAAACAGATTTGACCGTATCTCCCCTTCTGTTGGAGAACTTTCTGATAACCTCGGACAGGTTTCTTCAAGAATGAGAGAAGTTTCAGATCGAGCCAGAAAAACTGGAGAAAAGATTCACGATATTGGTTCAAATATTAAAGAGTCTGTAGTTCCAATGACAGGTGCCCTCACTCTTGGACTGGGGTTTGCGACTAAGAGTGCCATGGATTTTGAATCCCAAATGTCAGCTGTAAAATCCGTTATGGCCCCAGATGAAGTAAACAAGTATGGGAAAGCTCTTGAAGAACTTGCTGTTATCCAAGGTGCAAAAACAAAGTATAGTGCATTAGAAGCTGCCCAAGCTGAAGAAGAACTGGTTAAGGCCGGTGTTAGTGTAAAAGATATTATCAACGGGGGTTTAAGTGGTGCCCTATCATTAGCTACAGCTGGTGGTTTAGAACTAAAAGATGCTGCAGAAATTGCTTCAACAGCATTGAATGCCTTCAGGGATGATAATATATCTGTAGCTGACGCTGCCAATATTTTAGCTGGTGCAGCAAACGCTTCTGCAACTGACGTTGGTGAATTAAAATACGGTTTATCAATGGTTTCTGCAGTTGCTTCAGGTGTTGGTTTAAGTTTCAGAGATACCTCAACAGCATTAGCCGCATTCGCTCAAAATGGATTGAAGGGTTCAGATGCCGGTACCTCCCTCAAAACAATGCTCCTTAACCTTTCCCCTCACACAAAAGCTGCATCAGATATGATGGATTCTCTTGGATTAGCTACAGCTAACACGAAAGTTGCTTATCAATGGTTAGTCGACCGTGGAATTAAACCGGCTTCAACAGAATTTAAAGATGTATCAGCAGCCGTTCAAAAATTAGCGAAAATCCAAGCTGGCCATGGTGCTTCAGCTGCAAAAGTAGCTAAAGAGTATGACAAACTAGCAACATATTCTGGTTTGGCTTCAAGTGCTTTCTACGATGAAAATGGTAACCTTAAAAGCATTTCCGAAATCGCTGCCTTACTCAAGGATAGATTAAAAGACTTGAGTAATGAACAGAGACAACAAGCTCTAAATACTATGTTCGGTACCGATGCAATCCGTGCTGCCAATATCCTTTATAAAGAAGGCGCTAAAGGCATGGATGATATGGCAGCTGCAATAGGAAAGATTTCAGCAGATGATGTTGCAAAAACCAAACTCGATAACTTAAAAGGGACAATTGAACAGTTAAAGGGATCAGTTGAAACTGCTGGAATTACGATTGGACAAAATCTTACTCCAGCATTAAAAGTCGTTGCTACAGTTATTCAAAAAGTTGTAGATGTATTCAATGCCCTTCCTTCTCCTGTTCAACACTTTTTAGTTATTGGGGCAGCATTAGTCGCTGTCCTTGGACTAATTGCAACTGCAATTGGATTTACTATGATCGGTATTGGTGGAGCGATTAAAGGTTTCGGAGAATTCGGGGCCATTGTCGCTAGCGCCACACGGAAAATTGCTGAATCTGAAGCAATTATGGCAACTCTAGGTTCAGTCATGAACTTTGCTTTAGGGCCAATCGGACTCGCAATTGCAGCCATTTCAACCCTCGGAATTGCCTTTGCAGTTGCATATCAGAAATCAGAGACTTTCCGTAACTTCATAAATGGAATTGGAGCTTCTATTGGAACAGCCTTTTCAAAAGTGAAACAAGCTGTCTCCGGGATCTTTGCTTTATTTAAAGGTGATCAATCTAAAGGCAAAAGTCTCTTATCTTCTCTAATGCCTCCAGAAATGGTTAAAGTCATTGTCGATTCTGTAAATAAGATAAAATCGGCATTTTATAACATGACTGCCCCACTTACGAGCGCTTACGGCAAAGTTAAAACTGTTATAACTGGTATTTTCGCTTTATTCTCTGGTAACACCAAAAAAGGCACATCAATTTTATCAGGTGTCTTGAGTGCCAAAGACATTTCAAGTATCAGAAGTATGGTTGCTCAAGTTAGACAAGTAATCATGTCTGTTATAACTTATATCAAAGCGAAAACTACTGAGATTCGTGCTTTCTGGCAACAGAACGGTCCGATGATAACAAAAGCTTTTATCAATATCTTCTCAGGGATAGTTAAAACGGTTACAACTGTTATGACTACTATCTTCCAGATTGTCGGTCCAATCCTCAAATCCCTCGTAGCTCTTTTCAAAGTCTTACTTCCCCCAATTTCAGTCGTATTCAAATTGGTATTTACGGTAGCCTTGGCTCTTATTAAGTCAGTACTGAATAACATCAAAGGTGTTATTGATGGAACACTTAATGTAATTATGGGTATCGCGAAAGTTTTTGGTGGTCTATTCACTGGAAACTGGAAGAAGATGTGGGAAGGTATCAAACAATTGTTCTTTGGAGCTTTCCAATTAATTTGGAATGCAATCCAATTAATGTGGTTCGGAAAAATGATTAAAGGCGCTGCCTTATTCATTGGATCCTTCAAAGCATTGTTTGTTGGTCTATGGAATATATTAAAGTCTGTTTTCAAGACTCCGATTAAGTGGATCGTTAATTTCTTGAAAGACAACTTTAATATCATGAAAAGAACAGCGAGTACAGTTTTTGGTGGAATCAAAACGGTTATCTCCAAAGTCTGGGGCGGAATCAAACTCGTGTTTACCACAGTAATTAAGTACATCGTTAAATTCTTAAAACTTGAATTTAACGGTATGAAAGTTATTGTGACTACAATTTTCAAAGTAATAAGCAAAGTAATCTCTACAACTTGGTCAGTGATCAAGAAAATCTTTGTTACTACTGCGAAATTTTTGTATAACACGGTGAGGACCCGATTTGGGAACATCAAAGACTTCATCGGAAAAGTTTTCAGTTGGATCTGGAATTTCGCTAAAAAAGCTTGGAGTGGAATTTCTAACGTAATCATCAAACCAGTTGTAAATGTCTTTAAAACAGTGGTTAAGTATTTCACCAATATTAAACAGAACGCCTTAAAAATCTTTGACGGATTAAAGAAAGGTGCTCAAAACATCTGGACCAAGATGGTTGACGGCATCAAATCTTTACCTCGTCGGATGGGTGATGGATTAAAGAATGGCGCTAAAGCAATCGGTAAGGGCGCCAAAGCCGTTGCTAAGATCTTGATTGAAGGATTGGCTAAAGGTGTCAATGGTGTAACTGGTGGCGTGAACTGGATCCTCGATAAAGTTCATGCTCCTAAGAAATTAAGAATTCCTAAATGGGATGTCCCAAAATATGCCCGTGGTACTGACAATCACCCAGGTGGACCAGCTATTGTTTCTGATGGTAAAGGCCCAAACAAACAAGAGTTAATAGCTCTTCCAAATGGCCGAATGTTCTTATCTCCTAAGAAAGAAACAATGTTGAATCTTCCTAAAGGAACATCGGTTCTTGATGGAAATAAAACAGCTGCTCTTCTTAAAATGGCACCTAAGTATTCAACCGGTATTGGTTGGCTTGATAGTGCATGGGATAAGACGAAAGAGTTTGCTTCTTCTGCAGCTTCTAAAGTGACAAATGTAGCAAAAGATATTTGGTCTTATGCAACTCACCCAACGAAGTTATTAGAAATGGCAATCTCTAAGTTCACTAAATTGGACGCCCTTAAAGATCCAACTCTCGGTATGGTTAAAGGTGCAGTTACATCTGTCAAAGACGGTGCCGTAAATTGGATCAAAGGTTTACTTACAGCTGATAACCCACCAGGAAAAGGTGTTCAGCGTTGGAAACCTTTAGTTAAGAGAGCACTAGAGATGAATGGTCTATCAACAAGTACTGAAATGGTTAATAAAGTTTTGAGACAAATTCAAACTGAATCTGGTGGAGATCCAAAAGCCGTTCAGCACGGTTATACAGATATAAACACGATTCGGGGGGATTTGGCTAAAGGCTTGATGCAAACTATCTCAAGTACATTCAATGCCTACAAGTTTAAGGGCCATGACAATATCTTTAATGGCTTCGATAACCTGTTGGCTGCCTTAAACTATGCAAAACATAGATACGGTCCAACTTTATCAGCATTAGGGCAAGGACATGGTTACGCAAACGGAGGCATTGTTACAAGGGCACAAGTTGCGAATATTGCTGAGGGAAATAAACCTGAATCAATTATTCCACTTGACCCTTTAAAACGGACAAGGGCATTGCAACTGTTATCTAAAACTCAACAGATTTTAGGTGTTCCTAACGGATCGCAAGTAACAGTGAACAATGATTACTCTGAGGTTATTGCCCGACAAGATGCTCAGATTACCCTTATGCAGCAACAAATCACTCTCCTAACTCAATTATTGGCCAAAGATAACTCACTTTACTTAGATGGTAAAGAAGTTTATAACACCAATAAAAAGTATGCAGATCAAAAAACAAAATTAAGAAACTTAGCTAAAGGAGTGGTAACTACTTGAACGAAGTAACATTTAATTTTTGTGGTTTTAACTCCAACACTGATCTTGATCTGATTGTAAATGACATCAAAAGAAATGTCGGCCCAGAAATATCAGAGAACGTCCAAGACGTTCCTGGTATGATGGGTAAGATTTTTCAAGGCAATAGTTACGGTCAAAGGGTATTTGAAATTGATGCTACGATTAAAGCTACTTCTGAAGCTGACAGAGTTGATAAGATTCAACGTCTATCAAATCTAATCACCATAACTGGTGATGGAGAGTACCCTATGGTCTTTAGTGATGATGCTGAATACACCTATTATGGTCACTTTAGTCAAATATCTCAGGTATCAAGATTAAGCCAATCATCTTTTGATGGAACATTAACTCTCACTTTCTCCTGTTCTGACCCAAGAGGTTATGGTCAGTATATATCTCAAGATATAACTGAGAGCCCTGAAACAATCACCCCACAAGGTAACTCCGTAACATACCCTATCTTCACATGCATTCCTAAAAAGGACGTAACTAAAATCGCGATTTCTGATGAAGATGACAATTACGTTTATATTGGTCAAGATGTTGATCCAGATACGGGTGATTCTCCAATCGACAAAGAACCAAGAGTTCTAAAAGATCCTTGTAATACTCTTGCTACTTGGACTGAAATCACTTCTTCTAATCTAACCTTCTATATTGAAAATGGAGTACCAGGTGGAACAATGACAAGTACTCCTAATGTGCTAAAACCTTCAAGTTTCGGTAGTAAAGTTGATGGTAAATGGCATGGACCAGTTAGACAACAATGGCTTCCTGCCAGTTATAAAGACTTTAGAGTTAGAGCCAGAATGAAGATTGTTTCTTACTATCCTCGTGCTATGGGAAAAATCGAAGTTTACTTGCTAGATTCTAATGGACGACGTATTGGAAAACTGATGCTTAAAGATTTAGGATCTACTGGTGAAATAACTATGGCTCAAGTTCAAGTTGGTTACGATTCAAACGGGGTTCATCATGAAATTTATGCTTCAAATGGATCCGTTAAGAAAAAGAAGAAAACCACTAAAACCATCAAAGTCAAAAATGGTACGAAAAAAGTGAAGGTTAAAGGAAAAACCGTTACACAACAACAATGGAAAACCATCAAATTGGATGTTGATAATAGCACAAGTACTTTTACTGATTTCTATGGTTACCTTCAGATGACTAAGATTGGAAACAAATATACAGCTGAGATTATGAAATTAGATGAGAATTGTAATCCAGCTTGGTCTAAGCCAATTAAAAAGACTTGGACAGATACAAAAAATACTTTTGGTGATGCTCTAGCTGGGGTCGCATTTTATACAGCTAAATACGATATTAAGGAAGACAAAGTAGATCCAGCTGTTTCATATAAAAATGACTACCTTGCTCTTTGTGATATTGAAGTATGGAACATTATTGATGGCGGAAATTCATCATCCTCAAAACCTGCAGTAATTGCTCGTGAAGGAGATGAAATTAAGATTAATAGTGAAGACAGAACAGTCTATAAAAACGGTGACTTGTTTATGGAAAACTTTTATATCGGTAGTAAATTCTTCGATATGGACGGTGGAGTTCCTAAATCTTTCGCCTTCGAACCGAATTTAGATGACGCAGAATGGTATATGGAATATACCCCAACAACTTTATAAAGAGGTGATAGCCTAATGTATACAATCCTGGATCCGGATCTTAGAGTTTGTGGAGTCCTTGATTTAGAAGGAAACCTTGGTTGCAAATTCTACAACGACTTGAGATCAACAAAGATTGCTGATGATCAAGGTAAAGTGTGGTTAGATACTTTACAACTCTCCGTACCTTATGGTTTTCCTCAAACAGATATGATGACATCTGGCTATCACCTTCTTGTAGAGGGTAATGACGGTTATCATTACTGCTATAGAATTTATAATTGGCAAGATGAAGCAGTAGGTCCCGTTCATGTCAAAACAGTTCAGGCATACAACCTTGCTATATGGGATTTTAACCATAAAATCGTTCCGGCGAAGACATTCAGTAATGCTAATAGTACTGATGCATTTTCTTATATCCTTCAAGGAACAGGATGGCAAATAGGAACAGATAACTTTTTTGGTGGAGACAAATCTTTAGAAATCGGTTCAGGAAACAATGCTCAGTATTGGTTAGATCAATTAATTAGCCAATATGAAGTAGAAGTTCGAGCTTATGTTCAAGTTTATAACGGCCAGGTTGTAAATAAACTCATTGATATTGTCCCTGAATTAGGAGAATCAAACGGCCGTAGATTAGAATACTCTCATGATTTAACAGGAATTACTCGTACCGGTGATGATACTCAATTGTATACCCTCCTCCATGTATACGGAGGAAATGATAAGAACGGAAATCCCACCACAATCTCTTCTGTTAATGGTGGTAAGGATTATGTTGTTGATGATGAAGCAAACGACTTATACAACAATGGAGGTCCTTACCTAGAAGGATATATTACAAACGATCAAATCCTCAACCCAAGTGGTTTGCTTGATTGGGGTAAAAAGCAATTAGCAAACTATAACCACCCTAAATACACCTACAATGTTTCTGTAGCCCACCTTAATTATGAAGTCTCCCTCGGAGATCATATCCGTGTTGTCGATTACTCTATGCAGCCAGAATTAACCTTATCGGCAAGAGTAATCCAATATGACGAATCAAAAGCAAATCCTGAAAATACTCAAGTTGTTATTGGCGAATATGTTGAAATTGCAGCTGTAACTCCCGCAGAAATTTGGGCGCTGCGAGCTCAAGCTTCTCAGGCCCAACAAGCTGCTGAAGAAGCAAAATCATATAAAGTAGAGTATTTCACTCCAGATGGGACCGATTTTGCTGATGGAACTAGCACAAAAAGAATCATTATTAGAGTCTATTCAGGAATGAAGGAAGTTACTACTTCAATTGATGATAGTAGTTACGTATGGCAGAAAATCAACCCCGATGGATCTCATGACTTAGAATGGGAAAGTTCGATGGTTGGGGTCGGAAACGTAATCACTGTAGGAAGTGAAGTTGCCGGAAGTACTATTAGATGCCAAGTTAATAATGGGATCTCAAGCCCTATTCTCTTTGCTTCTGAAGAAGACGCAGCTTATTTTGCTACTCTTCCCCTAACGAACAATAGTGGTGATGTTAATAAACGAGTAGCTCAATATGCACAAGTGGATGCTATCAACGGAAATATTTATTGGTCTCAGGAATACTCTGGGCCGAAAAAATCACAGTATGGTGGATGGCAATCTTACAACATAACAAGAACATCAATTGACGGAACATACAAAGATCAGATGTGGGTTATCGGTGGAGGTCATGGATCTCAATTTGGAATTGAACATGTTGGCAGCGACATTTACATTTGGTCTGCAATTATCGATACAAAAAGATCAACATTAAATGGCTCTCACTACTGGGGTATTGCTAGATTTAAATACATCCCAAATAAGGTTATTCAATTTGGTGACTCTAATTTGCAATTCTACATGATTGGTTCCTCTACAAAGTACCACCGTATTAATTATGATGAAAAAAATCAATATATTTTCGCAAGCACCGGTGAAGTAGACTTCTATGTTTGTAAGCGATCAGATATTGAAAGAGACAAGTGGAAGCCAATCTATACAATGTCTGGCGACGATGTTGGATTTGACGGTAAAACTCAAACCTTCCAATCATCTGCCCTTGATTTTCCTTATGCTTACTTCTGCGCTGGCGATGTAAACGGTGAGGATCCAAGAATTATGTACTGCTGCGATATTCGTTCAAAATCGTTAGTCTATAGCATTAACTATACTTTCGATAAAGGAACAATTAATCAAATAGGTGAGTACGATGAACCGGAGTGCATCAGCTACTACTACGATACAGACGGTAAGAAATGGGTTATTCAAGGTTTTTCATGGGGAAATGAAGATACTTATGAGACTCAACGAACTAATCAATTGTATAGATTAAACGAGCATAAACGAGGTGAAGAGTCTTGATAATGGGAAGTGTTGATATTGCTTTTACAAATTCTTCTCAGGTTGCTCAGAATGCTCAAACCATTGCAACAACCACTCAAGAAAACCTCAATGAAGTTAAAAACAATATCGTTTATAAAATAGATATTTTATCTACGAACGGCACCTCTTTCAAGAATGGATTAATAGATACCACCCTCGTCGCTGTTGCATTCAAAGGCAAGGACAACATTACAAGCAGTTTGCCTTCTTCGTCATTTATTTGGACGAAAACAAATGCTGATGGTACACCTGATGACGAATGGAATCAAGCTCATGTCGGAGTTGGGAATACCATAACGATCACATCTGAAGATGTATATAGTCGAGCAACATTTCAGTGTGATCTAGATATAGAAGATGAAGTGTAGTAAGGAGCGAAAGTTTTATGGCTATCGTAGCAAGTGGTCAAACAACTATTATGGATATGAATGATGCAATTATTTCAGGTACAGCCCCCACCTCCCCCACTGTCGGTACCCTCTGGATCGATTCCTCTGTCTCTCCAAACGTTTTAAAAAGTTGGAATGGTTCATCTTGGGTAATTCAATCCTTAGCATTATCAGGATTAGATCCAGCTGCCAATACAACTTTGACAAATACAACTAAGACAGCTAATGAGGCAAAATCTACAGCTGATTCTGCCAAATCAACGGCTGATGCAGCCAAAACAGCTGCGACAACAGCTCAAACTACAGCTAATGGGAAAAACAAAGCTTTCCGACAATCTACCCAACCAACTGGAACATTAACTGCAGGCGACTTATGGTTTGACACAGCTAACGGAAATAGAGTTAGCATTTACGATGGTTCGAAGTGGGTTTTATCACAGTTTGGAAATGCTGCAGTTGATAATTTAGATGCTGGTTCAATTACTACAGGTACTCTAAAAGCAATTGATATTTCAGCTTCATTTGTTGATTCAAACGGTCAGGTGAATGGCACTTATTTTGATGGTGATGAATTTAGATTTATGAAATTTAAGTCTGGTGTTAGTAACCCAGATTTAAAGAACCCGAACACTTCAGATATTGAACAACTATCGAAAATATTTGTTGATGGGTTTGCTTATGCGACAAGTACTTCTGCTTATGGGCTAGGCGCTTCTGGGCTCTTTTACGAAGGAGTTGGAGAAGAAAATATAGGTGCATGGTCGATTGGTTCTAGCGCGGCAGGGACAATGACCGTAGTTTCTGATTCTAATATTGATATTGAAGTTGGATCGGGCCAAACCATTTCTTTATATGGAAATGTCTTTCTCGGTGGTGACTTGAACGCTAGCAATCACAATCTCAATAACGTCAACCATATTACAATCAATGACGCAGGTGGTGGCGAAGGCATTGAATGGCTTGGCGGTAACGGATGGAAAATCGTTGAGTCTGATAACAACCTATCTAATGTTTCAGCCGGAGCTTTACAGATTGCAAGTGGTGGTCAAAGAAGAATGTCTATTTCCACAGCTGGTAATGTGTATCTTTCCGGAACTACCTTCAAAGGAGAGTCTGGTGGGACTACTCATTTCGCTAGTCAAGGTACAGCAAGACTGGTAAGTGATGGCGGTGCCGAATTCCTAGTCGGATCAGATGGTACAGGTTCACGTGTTTGGTCAATGGATATTTACAATAGAACCTATAGTTCGTCTCCAAACTTATATATCACAGGTGCTGGGACCCTAGGGAGAAGTACATCGGCTCGAAAATATAAATTATTAGAAGAACCGATTTCCGAAGAACTTCCTTACAATATCTTAAAACTTAACCCAAAAACTTGGTTTGATAAATCGGCTGTAGAGCAATTTGCTTCAGCAATTGAGAGAAGTGAAGATCTCACTGATTCAGATATTCCTTACCTTGAAAGAATAGGCGGATTAATTGCTGAAGATGTTGAAGATGCTGGATTATCCTTATTTGTTCACTATAGTAATCCAGATGAAAATGGCCACCGTGAAGTTGAAGGTTTAATGTATGACAGACTATGGGTTTTGCTAATTCCGTTGGTTAGAGAACTTTTTAACCGAGTTGAAACACTTGAAGAAAAACTTAAAAGGAGATAAAAGCATATATGATAACACGAATTGAACAACAAATGCTTGATGAAGGTATCTCTTCTTTTACTCAATATGATATGAACACCTTGATTGTAAGAATTGCTGATAAACTCGGGAAGCTCCCATATGAAATTACGGAGGATGTAATACTTCAACATCATAAAAATTTAAAAAATGATCTTCTTTCAGAGGCTTGTGAAGAAGAAATTATTAAGGGTTTCACGGCATCAAATGGCCATGCTTATAGGACTAATCGGGACGATCAAGTTAATATGATTGGCCAGAAGGACATTTTAGATGACACCAATACTGATGAACCAATTAAATGGAAAACAGAAGATGCCGGTTGGATAGATCATACAAAAGATGAATGGCTTCAGGTGTACAAAGAAGCTTTTGATTTTAAAAAGTCCACCCTTCTTAAATACGCTACATTAAAAGACCAAGTAAATAATGCAACGACACATGACGAAATCCTAAAGATAGCCATTTGAATAAAACTGAATTTTTAGAATACAAGGAGAGAATATAATGAATGTAAACCCCATTGAATTACACCAGCTGATCATTGAGGATTTGAAACAACAAAATTCTATTCTATCAGAACAAAGATCAACTCAAGTAGCTATTAATAAACTGGCCCTAAAAAGAATTGAGGAATTACAAGGGACGGTTGCTCAACTCGAACTGAAAGTAAAGAATCTTGAAGAAGAATTAGGCAAATCAAACAAAAAGTAAGGCACTCATTATTGAGTGTCTCTTTTTTATGGAGGAAAACAGATGGAGCAAAAAGATTATGAAAGAATTGCTACATTAGAAACCCAATTAGAAACGCTTTCTAAGGGGCTTGAGAGAATTGAAACGAAGTTAGATGCTTACTCAACGAACTTTATTACAAGGCTTGAAGCAGACATTCATTTCAAAAATCTCGAAAAAGAAATTGATGAAATCAAACAAAATAAACGAGCTAATAGCGCATTAATAGTCAGTTGTTTATCAGTTATCCTCTCGACTGTTTTTGCGTTAATAAACTTAATTGGAGGTAAGTAAAAAGATGAATTTCCTAAATGATCTTGATTGGTGGAAACACCTTGCAACTAATGTTGGAGGTGTTTTAACAGCAATTCTCGGATTTTTAAGCATCTTAAATCTCCACTTTGATTGGTTTAGCCCAGGATCTATTGATGCGTTTACAGCAATCATCGTGGCTATTGGAACCCTATTTGTTGGTTCATTCTCGACCGTTGTAAACACTTACCTGACTAAACGTAGTAAAGAGAAAGCAAAGCAGGTTGCTTATAAATACGATACAGAATTAGTTGAAAAAACAGCGAAAAAATCTAACTAAAGAGGCGATTAAATTGAATAAACTAATTAAAACCGTTAGTGCGCTAGCTCTTTCTTTAGGGCTAGCTTTTTCTTTTGTTGCTCCTAGTTATGCGTCTTCCCTTCCATCTGTTGACTTCATTGATGTATCACATCACAATGCTGAAAATGGGTTGCCTCTATCATTTTATCAAACAATCAAGGGATCCGGAGTGCAAGGTGTAGTTGTTAAAGTTTCTGAAGGAAGCTATTACGTTGATCCTGCTGCATCCGTTAATATTGCCAATGCTCGTCAAGCAGGTATGATTGTCAACGCTTATCACTTTGCTCGTTATACAAGCAATTTCGAAGCGAAGAAAGAAGCGATTTGGTTTGATAAAAAGCTTCAGTTGGTTGGGTTTGATAAGAAAAAAGATGGCTATGTAACCATTGATGTTGAAGCATCCGGTCTTGGTACATCTTCACAAGTAACTGAGTACACCAATACTTTCATCAAACAAATGAAAGCTCTTGGTTATAGCCGTGTAGATTTGTATACCGGGTCTTACTACTACAATGGGCAGCTGATTCCTAGCAAACTCGTAGTAAATAAACCTTGGTTGGCTTCTTACCCAGCAAATCCAGTAAAGAACAAACCTACTGCCAAATTCACAAATGGAAAAGGTGCTTGGCAATGGGCTTCTGATTATAAATTCATCGGTATGTCTAGATACGGTAATTTTGACGTTTCAGAAGATTACGCAGGTAAGTACACAAAGAAAACGTCATCTACCCAAGTAGTTACAAAAGGGGTTGGAACCATTAAGATTGTTTCTTTAGTAGATTACATGAAATCTAAAGGAATGAATTCTTCTTTTTCTAACCGTTCGAAACTAGCTGCAGCTTATGGAATTGCAAATTACTCAGGAACTCAAGCTCAAAATCTTGCTCTTTTAGAGAAGATTAAAACTGGAACCCCAGTAGCAAAATCAAACACTTCTAACAGTAAACTAACAACATCAACTCCTAAATCTTCTTCTTCATCTTCTAAGACAACAACTTATAAAGTTAAGTCTGGAGATACTCTTTCAGAAATCGCTGTGAAGTATAAAACTTCTGTATCTAAACTCGTGTCTCTCAACAAAATCAAGAACCCTAATAAGCTTTATATTGGTCAGAAACTAAAAGTGCCGACTAAAGCTTCCGTGGCTAAGAAAGCTGCATCTAAAACTTACTACACAGTGAAAAAAGGAGATAGTGTTTCTAAGATTGCTGTTAAATACAAAACCACTGTTTCTAAAATCAAAAGTCTAAACAAACTTAAAAACCCGAACAAGATCTATGTTGGCCAAAAACTTCGGGTTAGGTAATCAATCTGGCTCCTACTTTTTGTAGGAGTCCTTTTTTTAAATTATAGTCCCCTCCCCTGGATCATCAAATAGACATAAAATTTCAATTTTATAATAAGGAGTCGGTTAAATGGCTAAAAGAAATGCGATTTATAGCGATGAATTATATGCTCAAGTAAATCGAGAAAATAAGGACCTCCTTGATGATTACATATTGGAAATGAAATCACGGAGAAAAAGTGAAAAGACCATTTATCAGTATACGGCTGATATTAAGATGTTTTATTGTTGGTCCGTAAAGAATCTCGGTAATAAATCGATCTTAAAAATGAAGAAACGCGATTTTCGTAGGTTCTTCCTCGAGCTTCAAGATTCAGGTACATCAGCTGCACGAATAAACCGTGTTCAATGTTCTCTTAGAAATATGCTTGAATTCGCAACGGAAGATGAAGACGAATATGATTATGAGATTAACGCCATGAGAAGCATTAAAGGACTTCAAAAAGAAGAAGTTCGAGAAATCTTCTTCCTTACAGATGAACAAATAAGGCTAATCGTTGATTATCTATTGGAGAAAGGTAAATATCAGAAGGCTCTTTATTTGACTCTATCCTATGAATCAGCTGGACGGAGAAATGAAGTATACCAAGTTAAAAAGCACGGATTCCTTGAGAACTCTAAAACGAATGAGGTTGTTGGAAAACGAGGTAAGAAATTTAAACTCTTATATTTCTCAAAGTCTAAAGAGATTGCACGACTTTACTTTGATCAACGTGGAGAAGATGATATTGACTCCCTTTGGGTTGTTGGGAAAGGAGAAAGTAAACGACCGGCCACATATGAAACCCTCTATAATTGGACAGTAAGCTTCAGATCAATTCTTGAAGAATTAACTGGAGAGTATATTGCTTTTAATCCCCACAGCTTTAGGCACTCAGCCCTCACTAACTACCATGACGGTAATCATTATGTCCTTAAAGAATTAGGCAAAGACAAATTTGATTTAAAGGTCCTTAAAACTCTAGCAAACCATACGAGCGTTGAAACAACAGAAGGCTACCTTCCTGACCGTGATCAAGAAATTCTTGAAGAAGCTTTCGGAATTTAAGAAATAAGTCGCAGGTCCAAATTATCATTTTAAGGATTAATTCTTCATGACCACCCCTTCTTAATTTTCCCATGGTAATATTTTGATATTAAACTATTAAGAAAGGATATGGTCATGAAGGTATTTGAAGCGAAAACACTTCTTTCAGAATCAGAAAATCGAGCAAAAGAATATAAAGAATTAAAAAGCAAAATGGTCAAATTAAAGAAGGCCTTTAAAGCTGTTGCTGACTTAGATGATAGTGAGTTTTCCGGAAAAGGTGCCGATAATATCAAATCATTTTATGAGGATCAAGCCGGCATTGCTGATCAATGGATTGATCTGATTGAAATGAAAATTGCTTTTTTAACAAGTATTCCGGGTATCTTGGAAGATGCTAACTTATCTGATGCATACATAGAAGAATCCTTCTTAGAACATGAGTTGGTTAATGCTAATACTAAATCAAAGGCCATCATGTCTGAACAGAAAAAAGCGATCAAAAACATCTTAAATGATATACACGACATCCTTCCCCTAGATGTTTTTTCAACAGAAGACTTTAAAGATAAATTATCTTCTGCTGATAAAGTACGAAAAAACACAGTCGAGAAAATAAGCGAAGTTGATGAAAACTTAACATCTGAATATGCTCTATCAGAATCCAATGAACAAATGATTCAGGCAGATTACCAGGCCTTGATTGAGGCAACTTCAAAAGGTAAAAGTGCTTCGCCCATCTATTATGATGCTAAAGCATATAGAGACAGTGAAGTCCACAAGATGGCTGAGGATGTTAAAAAACAATCGACTGATTATATCTCCTTTAAAGATCAACAGGCTGAGCAAAGAAGGATTGCAAAAGAACAGGAAGAGCTTGCAAATCGCCCATGGTACGAAAAGACATGGGATGTTGTTTGTAATTTTACAGGAGAAGTCTCTGGATATTATGATTATAAAAGGGCTGCCGATGGAGTTGACCCTGTAACTGGCGAAAAACTAACTGAGGGACAACGAGTAGCAGCTGGTGCAATGGCTGCTGCAGGATATGTTCCTATTGTGGGATGGGCCGGTAAATTAGGGAAAGGTGTAAAAGCTGTTTATTCAACAGGCAAAGCTATCTCTAAAGCCGAAAAAGCCCTTGAAGTATATAAAACGCCTAAAACATTCTATGCTCTTCAAAACTCAAGTAAAGGGCTTTACGGACTTGCTTCGGCGAATGGTTTTAGTGAAGCTATAACCGGCCGAGATATGTTTGGGAATAAAATATCTGATGAACAACGGCAGAATAGCCTTAATCAGGCTCTCGGTGTTCTTGGTGGATTTGGATTACGTGGAGTGAGCAAAAAGTTAAATGCAACAAATTCTGGTGTTTCTAAAAGACCGTCCTGGCGACAATCTGAAATCGATATTGGCAAAGAGTATCCGGGATATAAAGATCAAGTATCTTTCAAAGATAGAACTGAAGTAAAACATGGGACAAAGAATAGTTCTCGACCTGACTTTTATGATACTGGGCATAGTATTGAAGTGAAAAATTATAAATTGACCACATCATCAGGAAGAAGTAATCTTGTTAGAATAGTCTCTAATCAATTTAACAAAAGATTAAAAGACTTGCCTGAAGGAACCAAACAAACTGTTATAATAGACGTACGTGGTCAAACTGTATCCAGAGATGTTTTAAGAGATGTTAAACGAAAAATAGACGAAAGAACAGATAGTAAAGCTGAAATAATATTTAAAATGGATTAGAGGTGTAAGATATGGCTGTAGGTTTTATGGTTGACTGTTTTTTCTATGAAGCCGGACATGGTGATTTTGTTCATTCATTCTTCTCAACAATCTCATATCACCTAGAAAAAGATGGTTGGGGAACAAAATACCCTCTGTTAATGAATAACTTATATCATGATAAATTAGAGTGGACGGACGTCCCGGCAGCGAGAAAAAATTTAAAAGAAATTGAAGGAGAACTTTCAAAGCTTTCTCCAGAAAAAGTTATTTGGGATATTGAAGACTTAACAAAAAACCCTCCTTGGGGAGATAACATAAGTCCAAAAGTAACCAACTTATCAAATTATTTTGCAACAAACGACGGCCAGACTTTCTTCGAGGTACTATATAAAGCGATGGATGCTTCAGAAGAAGATAAATGTGATATGACTATTCGAAATGTATAAAGACCCTTAATAAAGGGTCTTTATTTTAATAAGTACTTAAATACTTCTTCCAACCTTCTGGGGGGAGCTCTATCCGTTGGTCTGTTGGTATTAGAGTCTTCTCAATATTAGCAGAATCACACTCGAAGTTAGAAATTTTGGAATCTAAATCAACAAAGAAAGATATAGGTACAGTAAATTCCACCTGATATAAAGAAGTATGAATATCATGGTAGTTTGCTGATACAATATTTGTTACATTTAAATCGGCTGAAATTAAAACTAAGTCTTCTACGATTAGTTTTTCTTTAATTATTAAATTCCTTATATGGCCTTTAGTTGCGTGAACATCATTAATATTCAATGAAAACGGAGAAATAGCGATTTCTGAATTGATTTTATTTAATGACTTTTTCATTTCATCTCTAATAATAAGTAAATGATCAAATTCATTTAATAAGTTCAAAACGTCTTCATTATTCAATTGATCTTTAAAATTATTTATTCGAATATACGCCGACATATTTTCCATATTTTCATTTATGTGATGGAAAATTTCATTATGCATCTTACGGTGGCTATTAAATCTTTCATCCTTATTAACCAGATCTTTAATACTTCTATATAATATAAAGTTATCGCAATCTTTTAATAACTCAGGATGAAGTACAGAACTAGAGTCTATACAAGTTATGTCAAAAAAATCATTTACATTATTGGTAATAAAATAACAATTTTCCAACCTATTTTCTTTTACAAAAGATGAATAGGTTAACCAAAACACAGCATCTCTAAACTCGTTTTTTTTTCTTTCCATCAAAGAACGGGGCTTTTCTGTTTATAGCTCTTTCAATTAAATCTTTCATAAGATTATCATGAGGTTCTAAAATTTCTATTATCCCCTCTTGTCGGAGTTCATCATAATATTGGTCAAATTGCTGTTGGCATTGTTCCTTTGTATAAGGAGATATAGCTTCTTTCTCTGTCCCCATGTAATCTTTAATTCCATCATTAAACTGCTCAAAATGAGAAAACAATTCATCAATTTTTTCAAAGTATTTATTTTTGGTTTCTGCGTAAACTACGGATGATATGTATATTTTTGATCTTTCATGTAAAAATTCTGAGTCATATCCAGTATCCTCTATGAACTCTCTATCCATTTGTAAACTCATTCTTACCATCTCTATTAATTGTTTATTGTGGTTATTTCTTAGAAATGGATCACTAAATAAAATATTTGTATCTAAAAAGAAGTTCACTTTATGTACCTCCGATAACTGTAATAAACAAAAAGGACCGTTTAGGTCCTATTAATTTTTAAATCTGTTTAAAATCATATCGTGTTTTCCAACCTGTTTAGAAAGGTAATCAATGTCTTTTGTAATATCACTGGTTTGTTTATCAATTTTCTTAAGAAGAACGATTACATCTTCGTTAGTATTGCTTTCTTTCTCTGTCATCATTTCTAAACGCTGCTCGATATTATCAAGGCGTTTTTCTACAGAATCAAATCTCTTATCAAGTTGTTCAAAGCCCTTGTCGAATTTCTCAGATAGAGATTTCATTAACTTTAAAAGTTCATCTGTCATGTCGATCACTCCTATAAAGCATTATACAATAATTTGTAAGGTATCTCATAAATATTTTACCGAGAATAAATATTGAATATTGCGAAAATTCGAGAGCCACTTAATGTGACTCTCCTATTATGTAATTCACCACGCTATCAGTAATCCATTTCAATTGTTCCCCTTCAATTTTTCCAACTTTGAAGATCAATCGATTGGCATTGATTGTATAAAGTTTATTGGTTCTTACAATTGAAGGTTTGATTAGCTCGATCTCTTTCCAATTTTCTAGTACCAAATCAAATTTGGTTCGTGGTGGTTGGCTTGATAATTTTGCAATCGTAACATCAAATTCATTTGGACCAGAATAACCAACTATTATTCCAGGTCTTCGTTTACCACTGTCAGGATCATGATACATCCAAATATCACCCTTAGAGTGATTACTCATTAATATTCATCTCCTTCATCCAGGATCTGAATACCTTTATTAAAATAAAGATCATACATCAAATCGAGTAATTTCCATCTTTCAGCCGGTTCCATATTTTTAATTTTTTCAAGGAATTCATATGCTGTCTCTTCCATCGTTTTTCTCCTTTCATCTATCTCTTACATTATTAATTATACCATTTATTGGAAGTTTCGTACACTCTTTTTTGTAAGTTCTTGTCGAATTTTGTCAGTATAAGTCAATAAAAAATGGCAAAGCTTATTTGGCTTCACCATTTACGGATTCATATCTCTTAGCTCCCCCGCCAAGAAAGTATTCATCATAAACTTTGTCCAAGACTTTTTTCTTTTCTTCTTCAGGTAACTCCTCAATAAGCTTCAACATTTCATCTGCTGTATATTGTTTCATGATAATCACCTTCAAATTAGACTGATTATCTTTATTATAACAAATGGTTGAACTTTGATTAATTAATTTTAAATTCCCAAAGACCAGGTTACTCTCTTTCTCATTTGTCTCTTGTTTAGTTAGCATACTTGAACAAGTAACCCCCTTCACGATACTTATAACCTGCAGCAGTTTCTTCTCCAGTCTTAAGAGATCGCTTTACCCATCCAACGTTTGTAATTTTATTTTCAGTTACCCAATTAAAGGTTTCCATAAGACCATCAATAGTTTGAATTAATTGGCCATCTTTATAAACTTCAATTTTTCTCTTCTTAGCCCCACGTTTTTTTTGAGAAGTTTTTTCTTCTTCTGGCATGGTATTTCTTTCTGCTTCAATCACCTTCTTGATTTGATCGTTATTAAGCATTGCTGCAGTTTCTATTCCAAGATCTTTAGCTTCAGAAATCAATTGGGTTCTTTCAATCGCATAAATCAGTTGGGACCGGTTCATATCCCAACGACCAGTAATGTTCATTTCCTTTGCAATATTACGTAGTTCCTTAACAGATTTAACGGATAATTCAGTAGTTGCCATTTAAGTTACCTCCGATTTTATGTAAAAATTAATTTGATTTATCTCTCTTATATAAATTATTATACCATTTTATGGAAGATTCGTACATATGTTCGCGAAATTTACTTCTATTTTCATGGTCTTAAATTGGATAATTATAAGAAGGTCCGGATAAAAAATCATATTCCGTCGCCAAAAAAAGATGCTTTACAGCATCCTTTCTATATTTATTCAAATAAACATGTTTATAACAATGCAGAACATCCAAGTGAATACACAGAACATAACAAAAATGATCATCCACATAACATCTGATTTTGTAGAGAGCTCGAAATAATCACAAACGGATTCAAAAGCTGATTGAATAAGAAATAGAAACGGAAAAGTTAAGGTTCCGATTTTTCTTCCAAACTGTTACACTCTTTTTCTTGGAAATTTGTAAAATAAAGTCCATTATGGTATATTCTCCTTATCGACAAATCCTTATTAGAAGGTCAGGTGTGGGAACACCTGGCTTTTTATTTATTTATTTTAACGACTTTTAACTGGCCATACTTATCTTTGTAATAGAAGTAAGTGTAGGTTCTTCCTTCCTTCAGGTGTTTTCTGTACCATCCATTGTTTGACATTAAGACTTTATACTTCTTTCCAACTTTAATCTCAAAGAAAGTAGGATCGGCATATCCGTTAAACTTACCTTTAACATGGTAGACCTTTCTTTTCTTCGTAGCATCAGCTTTTTCTGGATGAACCCCAGCGACAGTTGTAAAAACAAGTCCAGCAGCGAGTACTCCAGCAATTAATTTTTTCATTTCTCATTTCTCCTTTTGTTATAAAATCAACATTTTATGTCTCTAAAAGCATTTAAATGGCTTCTGTGAGCTTCAAATCATTTTCAATATATTTCCCTTCAATAAAGTTTAAAATGAAATCTGAGGCTTTCTGGGCGTGTTGTGAAGCCGATATTATCAATCCCCTATCTTCTTTTATCCGGCATAACCAGTTATGTAAATAAGAAACGGAATTTTTTTGTTGATTTTGATCTTCAATTCCTAACATTGAGAGAATCATATTTGCTCCGATCTCAGCGACTAATTCTTCTTTGGAATAACTTTCACTTCCGAAAATAGTTTGGCCTGGGGCGTCCTCAAATCTCTTGAGTCGAGTAATATGTCCAGTGCTGTGAATCATTTCATGAAATACTGTTGAGTAATATTCAGTAACATTCTCATACTGGTTAATAGATGGCACAGTTATTGAATCAAGAGTTGGGTTATAATAAGCTCTATCTGAGCCTACTTTTATATTAATTTGGCACTCTCTTTTGTAAGCGCTTACAACTCTTTCAGCAGATTCAATCGGATCGTTTATAAAATCAGCAGTGTCATCTGCTATCCCATCGACATCTGAAGCATGGAAGACGTTATAATACCTGAAGATAAAGTTCGGACGATCTTTATCACTTTCTTCGTCCTCTCCTCTTTCAACAGGCTTCCAAAAATATATTTTATAAGACTTGCTGCCTTTTTTCAGTTTGACTTCAGGATTTTTCCTTTGAAGTTCTTGGATCTGTTTAAAGGTTAAATAGCTGCCTCCTTCCAAGAGTAAAAGGTTTATTCCCTGATAAGGAATTTTCGTGATATAGTTTTTAGGCATTCCTCCTTTCCAGGGTTTTCTCCAAGGTGCTGGACCTCCATTCTCAATGGCTTCCTCCAAAGCCCGGATGATACGATCTTGAACATACTCATAAACCTTCGACACAATATGACCTCCAATAAAGTAGTTGAATTATTTATCTCTTACATAATTAATTATAATCCAACATATGGAAATCGTACATATTTTTTGTAGAGATTTGTCGAATTTCGGCAAGAAAAAAGGGCAGCCTAAGCTACCTCAATTTTCTTAAGTTTCCTTGATGGAGAAGCATAAACACCAGTAGCGTTTCGGCCATTCGTTAAGTTGAAGTTTTTTGTATCAACGGTTAACTTTGATTTATCTGTCAGGAGATTTAGGCTAACATCATCCTCTAAAGTAATCATGTCTAACAGGTCTTGCTTTAAGCAGTATGAGTTTTTAAGGATCGTCCGGTTACCCTGGAATGCTTCTAGATTGATTTTTGCGATCCGGTTATTCGAATATGCTGCAATAATAAACTTATGAGTGCTATCTAAAATAGAATACGAAACAATAGTTATATTTTTATCCCGAATCATATTCGGCAGATACGTCCCAAGAGCATTGGCTCGTGTCTCGTCAATATCCTTAAGTTCGACTTTATGACAAACTCGGTCGGATCCAAAGATAAGGATCTCGGCTTTATTTTCTGTTTCAAAAACTTTTAAAACTTCATCCCCAGGTTTTAGATTAGGTTCCTGATTCCCTTTAAACTTGTAGCAATAACCTTCCTTAGTGAGATAGATTGTTACTGCATAGTTCGGTACTTCTTCTACAAGACGAACTGGTTTAACTTCTGTAAGTTCAACGATTTTTGTTCGTCTCTCCTTGCCGTACTTCTCCTTAGTTTCATTTAAACCCTTAATAATGATTTGATTTATTTTATCCTGACTTTCAACAATTAGTTTATAGTTCTCGATTGTTTCCTCGAATTTATCAATGTCCTCAATTTTCTTAATGATGTACTCTCTATTAATGTTCCTCAACTTCATGTTGGCCACTTCTTTAGCTTGTTCGAAGTCTATTCCAAAATGCTTTTGAAGATTTGGTTCAATCTGATCTTGGCTTGATCTTCTAATGATTTCAATGGCTTCATCAATATCCAACAATACCTTCTCAAGACCTTGGAGTAAGTGTAGTTTACGAGTCATTGTTTCAATATCGTGAGACAATCCACGCTTAATACAAGTTGTTCTCCATTCAAGCCATTTATCAATTGTTTGCCAAACTCCTAAGACTTTGGGAAGATCATCAACAAGCATATTCATGTTCGCTGAATATGTTGATTGCAACGGAGTAAATTTATAAAGCTTTTCAAGCAGCACATTCATATCTGTATTTCGACGGGCAGTTATAGTGATTAGCATTCCCTTCAAGCCTGTCAGATCTTTAACATCAGTTACTTCTTTTAGCTTGCCAGCTTTATTTAATTCAACGATTTTTTCAATAATTGCTTCTCGTGTTGTAGAGTATGGAATTTCAGTAATGTGTATCTCATTCTTTACAATTTCGGCTTTTCCACGAATCTTAACTGTTCCCCGACCTTCCTCGTTCAATTGGCGGAATACATTATCTTCTTTAACAATTAATCCCCCAGTTGCAAAGTCTGGAACTAGAACCGTTTTTTCTTCCGTCTCAATATACTTAACAATGGCTTCAGTTAATTCTTTTAAATTGAATGATGGAATAGACGAACTAAAACCAACACCAATCCCTGAATTTGAGTATGCAAGTATTGAAGGGAATTTAACAGGAAGTACTTCAGGCATCTTCATTGTCCCATCATAGTTATCTATAAAATCAACAACATTCTTATCGAAGTTCTGCATCATATCAATTGAAATTTCAGAGAGCTTAACTTCAGAGTATCGATCAGCTGCCGGCATTAAATCTCTTGAAGTGTATTGTCCAAAGTTTCCTTTTCCTTCGAGCATGGGAATGATATGTCGATCTTTCTGAACCATACCAACCATACTTCCATAAGAACTGCCATGAGGATGTAACTTCATAACCTGTCCAGCAACATTTGCTGATTTCGTGAATTTAAAGGCTTTTTGTAAGTACATAGAATAAAGTATTCTTCGATGAACAGGTTTAAGTCCATCTCGAAGATCAGGTAGAGCTCGATCGAGTAAGATATAGGCAGAATACTCCATCATATTGTTTTCAATGATTTGTTCTATGTTTTTGTTTGTAGTAGTCAAGTTAAAGTTACCTCCTAGTTATTGAAAATTCTCATTACGTAATCTTTATATCTAGTCTTTCTAAAACGTAAATGAGAATAAAAAAGATTGGCAATTTAATTGCCAACCTTAGAAAAGCTATTAAATTGCTTCTTCAACATACTTATAAAGATTTTCTGAAATATATTCTCTTCTGTTATCAACGCTGCTACCCATCCAAGTTTCTAAGGACTCAATCATATTTTCAGCGTCTTCAACTGTTACTTTTATAAGGTTCCGGGTCTCTTCATTCATCGCTGTTTCAGCCATAGTAACTGCATCAAGTTCCCCAAGACCCTTACAACGAGCAATTGTGTATTTACCCTTTAAAGTGTTGATCTTTTGGTCCTTTTCACTTTCTGAATAGAAGTAGATCATTGAATCATCTTCCATTTTGATTTCATAAAGTGGTGTTTGAGCTATATAAACATAACCTTCTTCAATTAGCTTCGGCATTAGTCGATAGATCATTGTAATGATTAAACATGCTATTTGAGCTCCATCAGAATCTTGGTCAGTAGCAATAATAATCTTTCCATAACGAAGGTTATTAATATTAAACGTATCAAGGTCCTTGTTCTTTTTGTCAGTTTGAATACCACAACCGAGAACCTTAATTAGATCAGTGATAATTTGGTTTTTAAAGATAGTCGTATAATCTGCTTTAAGGCAGTTCAGAATTTTTCCGCGAAGTGGATAAGCTGCCTGATAAACTGCATCTCGAGCTAAAACAATTGAACCTAACGCAGACTGGCCTTCAGCAATAAAGATTTCAGAGTCTTTGCCATGCTTCTTACAGTCGACCAAGTTCGCCACTTTATTTCCAATACCATCGACCTTTTCACTCAGTTTCTTTTTGAGCTGCTGTTTAGCCTTTTGAGACTGAGTATTATGTTTTTGAACTTCAAGTAAGTGATTAACGAACTTTTTGAAGCCTTTTTCATTTTCTATTTGGAAAACTTCGAGAAGTTGGGTAGTATGCCTTTGGGCTAATTTTCGATAAAGCTTCTTATCAGTTGAAAGTTTTGTTTGGTTTTTAAATTCAACTTTATTTGATAAAGCCACCAAGACAAAACTAACGCTCGATTCAATATCTTCTGTTGTAAAAGAATTAATTCCTTTAGGGAATAATTTATTTTCTCTAGCATATTTATTACAAAAGGTTTTTATCCCAGTTATAACGCCGTCATTAAAGGAACCCCCATCAGAAAGGTAGGTTAAGTTCAAATAAGACTCCTGGATTGGATCGGTTGTTGTTGAAAAAGTAAGTTTTATTTGAGTTCGTTCCCCACCTTCTTCGTATAAAGATTCTGGTGCTGTAATCACTGGAGAAGTTGTTGTGCTGCCAATCAGTTCCTCAAAATACTCTTCAACGCTATCATAATGGAAAGTCTCTTCTTCACCGTTATGAATGAAGATTAATTTAATCTTATGTGAACCAATAGCAAACCTTCTTACAATTTCTCGGACGACATCTTTGTCATAAGTAACCATAGGATAAACTTCAGGATCCAATTTAAAAGTTATAACTGTGCCGTGACGGTCTTCACTTATTTTTTCTTTTGTTAAGTCCTGGACGAGTTCCCCACCATTTTCAAATTTTAAGGTGTGTTTATATCCATCGTAATAAGATTCGATATGAAAAAACAACGAAGTAAAGTTGAGAACTGTCGCCCCTACACCATTAGTACCAGTAGTAGTCTGTTCGCTCGTTTCATATTTTGTAGAGGCAAACAGGGTTCTAAACAATAATTCATAGTTTTTAACACCATCGGTTTCCCCATCAATGGGTATCCCTCGACCGGTATCTGTAACCCGAACAGTTTGAAGGTCATCAAACAATTCAAGGGTAACTATTCCTTCATCAAAATTATTTATAACTTCATCAGTTCCATTAGCAAGGATTTCTTTCAAACCATGATAATAGTTATCTGCTGATCCATACCAAATTGCAATTTTTTCTCTGGACTTCTCTCTATCGTCCAATCTTTTAATCTTGTCTTGATTAGTAGTAGTCAAGTTAAGCTTCCTCCTAAAATCTTTTCCCATATATTGGGATTAGGTTCTATAAACATTATATCCTTCGTTTATGAGTTCGTAAAACGATTTTAGGAGTATTTTTAGGTTAATTTTTAATTATCTAACCAATTATAAAACGGCACTTGCCCATTTATTTTCTTCCCTTTGAAATCAATATTTCCATACTTTAGATTTCTTTTATGAAGAGCATTATCAAGACAAGTTCTTAAATAGGC